CAACAATTTAAAATTGAGTTTGAGTGTGAATTTTTAGGATCTGTTAATACACTTATTAGTGCTACAAAACTCAGAAATCTTGTATATGAAGAACCAATACAGAGAAATGCTGGATTGGATTTGTATGAACAACCAATAAAAGATCATAATTATGTAATAACTGTTGATGTGGCAAGAGGTTTGGGAAATGATTATTCTGCTTTTATAGTATTTGATACTACAGAGTTTCCATATAAAGTTGTTGGAAAATATAAGAATAATGAAATAAAACCTATGTTATTTCCAAATATAATAATTGATGTTGCTAAAGCATATAATCAAGCATATATTTTAATTGAGGTTAATGACATTGGAGATCAAGTAGCTAGTATTCTTCAATTTGATTTGGAATATGAAAATTTATTAATGGCATCTATGAGAGGTAGAAATGGTCAAGTAGTTGGTCAAGGATTTTCTGGAAAGAAAACACAACTTGGAGTAAGAATGACTGCTGCTGTTAAGAAGTTGGGTTGTAGTAATTTAAAAACTATGTTGGAGGATGATAAGATATTAACTTGTGATTATGATATTATTTCAGAATTAACTACATTTGCTCAAAAACATAATTCATTTGAGGCAGAAGAAGGGTGTAATGATGATTTAGCTATGTGTTTAGTTATTTTTGCTTGGTTGGTGGCACAGGATTATTTTAAAGAAATGTCTGATAATGATATTCGTAAGAGATTATATGAAGAACAAAAGAATGCTATTGAACAAGATATGGCACCATTTGGTTTTATATCTACTGGATTAGAAAGTGGTGAGAGTTTTGTGGATGATGATGGAGATAGATGGAATGTTGATGAGTATGGTGATCGTTCTTATATGTGGGATTATATGTAATGGAATTAACAGAAGAAAACGTACTCAAAGTGTTAGAGGAACTTATTCCCTATATTGAAGCAGATGGTGGATACCTACAACTTTATGATATAGAAGATGGATATGTCAAAGTAAAACTAGGTGGTGCTTGTGAAACTTGTGCTATGAGTACCATGACTTTAAAACAAGGAATAGAAAAGAAACTAATGATGGAAATACCAGATGTTGTGGGAGTTGTTCAGGTTCTTTAATGGAAATTGATGAACAGGTTAAGTTAAGTCATTTATTATTTTCTGAAAGAACATGTAGAATATGTGGAGAGACAAAGGATTTAATTGATGGTTTTTATATCACAAGAAAAAATAGAAAAAATTTAATGTCTTCTTATTCATATGAATGTAAGGTTTGTACTGTAAGAAGAGTTGTAGAAAATAGGAAAAAAAGTAAACCTTTTGAGGATTGGAATTATCCAGATTGGTAATGTTCATGCAATGTTTCCCCATCGAAAATCCCTGTTTTCATAAATATTTTTAGATAAATTTGGATTACGAGGGGAAAACAAGATGCCTTTAAATTTAGCATCTCCTGGAATTCTGGTAAGGGAAGTTGACTTAACTATTGGTAGAGTTGATACCACTACCGATAAAATTGGAGGTCTTGTAGGATCCTTTGAAAAAGGACCAATAGACGTTCCTACTATAGTTACCAGTGAGAATGATTTGGTTAATACATTTGGAAAACCGTATGATACGGATAAACAGTATGAGGACTGGTTAGTTGGATCATCATATCTTGCTTATGGTGGAAGATTAAGTGTTATTAGAGCAGATGATACAAAAACCTATAACGGTTTTGTTGGTACTGGAACTAGTGTAAAGATTAAGAGTAATGAGCATTATGAAGCTCTTGGATATGATAAAAATACTATTAGTGGAGTAACAGTTGCTGCCAAGAATCCAGGAACTTGGTCTAATGACATTAGAGTTGCCTTTATAGATGGTGCTGCTGATCAAACCGTTACTGTTGATACTGATACCAATCTTGCGGTTGGTATGGGAGTAACTCAAGCATTTTCTAAAGTTATTTCTGGTGCTGGTGGAACATCATTGGCAACAGGGTTTCTTAGGGGTATAGTTACCGCAAAGAATAGTACAAAAATTGATATTAAAGTTACAGCATTGGATTCTACAGCAGTAGAATATGACGCAACATATAAATTTGCTGGAACAGGTTCTATTGGATTTTCAACTGATGGAACTACCTTCTATACCAAAACAGCAACTGCTGAAGAAGATTGGTGGGATCAACAAGAACTTACAGTTGCTACTGGAACCAAAATTAAGTGGAATACAATTGCCGACAAGCCAGGAACATCATCCTTTGCTGCTGCTAGAGGTAGTAGAAATGATGAACTTCATGTCGTAGTTGTTGATGCTAAAGGATCTGTTACAGGAAATGCTGGAACAATTCTTGAGAAGAATTTAGCACTTTCAAAAGGAAAAGATGCTGAATTTTCTGTAGGATCACCATCTTATTGGAGATCTTATTTACAGAATAGCTCAGAATACCTATTTGGTGGTGGTGGAGATAATATTGATATCATATCTACAGGAATGACTGCCTTGAATGGATACACTAATGAAGATCAATCTTGGGATCAAGATACTGACGGTAAAATATTCAATGCTTGTGGAGCGGTAGATAAAGTAATTGCAAATGGTAAAAATTATGGTGGAAAAGCTGATCTTACCACTGCTGGTGCATTAGATGCTGGATTGGATGATTTAATAGGTGGTTATGGTAAGTTTGAAAATGATACTACAGTAGATGTAGATTTCCTACTCATGGGTTCAGGAAAGTACAATCAAGATAAAACTAGAGCATTAGCAGAAAAATTAATTGCTGTAGCAGAAGCAAGAATGGATGCTGTCGCATTTATTTCTCCTTATAGAGCATCAATGATAACTGATACTAGTACTGAAGAATCAGCTACAATGGAGACAGATGCTAAGATTACATCTAATGTTACTGACTATTATAGTACAATAACATCTTCATCTTATGCTGTATTTGATAGTGGATATAAGTACATCTATGATAGATTTAATGATGCATTCAGATGGATTCCTTTAAATGGTGATATTGCTGGATGTTGTGCTAGAACTGATATTAATGATTTCCCATGGTTCTCACCAGCGGGTACTGATAGAGGAACAATTCTCAACGCAGTTAAGTTGGCATATAATCCAACAAGATTACAAAGAGATGCTTTATATTCAAGTAGAGTAAACCCAGTAATTCATTCACCTGGAGCAGGAATTGTTCTATTTGGTGATAAGACTGGATTTGCTAAGGCATCAGCATTTGATAGAATTAATGTTCGTAGATTGTTTATCTACCTTGAGGATGCTATTTCTGCTGCTGCTAAGGATCAGTTATTCGAATTCAACGATGAGATTACTAGGTCGAATTTCGTTAATATCGTTGAACCATTCCTACGTGACGTTCAGGCTAAGCGAGGAATTCAAGATTATGTTGTTATTTGTGATGAAACAAATAACACTGCTGCTGTAATAGATTCAAATGAGTTTATTGCTGATATATACATTAAGCCTGCAAGGTCAATTAACTTCATTGGTCTAACATTTATTGCCACCAGAACTGGCGTTTCATTTGAAGAAGTAATCGGTAAAGTTTAATTAAATTAGAGGTTCCCAATTATGCCCTCCCGTAAACAAGTAAATAACATTCCTTTAAGGAAGATAAGTGATTTTAAAAGCAGATTATCTGGTGGTGGTGCTAGGCCAAATCTCTTTGAGGTTGAACTAGCATTCCCAGATGCTGTTTCTATAGCAAATGATGTACTACAGAAATCAAGATTTCTAGTAAAGGCAGCTGCTCTTCCAGCATCAAGCATTGCTCCAGTAGACATCCCATTCAGAGGTCGTATTTTAAAAGTTGCTGGTGACAGAACTTTTGAAACATGGACAATTACTGTTATCAATGACACTGACTTCGCAATTCGTTCTGCTTTTGAGAAGTGGATGAATGCAATTAACAAACTTGATGATGCTTCTGGTCTTACTGATCCAGAGCAATATCAGAAAGATGCTATGGTTCATCAATTAGATCGTGATGGTGGTGTTCTTAGATCTTATAAGTTCTGGGACATTTATCCAACCAATATTTCAACAATAGATCTTAGTTATGAAACTACTGATACCATTGAAGAATTCACCGTAGAAATGCAAGTCCACTGGTGGGAAGCATTTAAAGGATCTAGTCCTGCGGCTGGTGGTGATAATATCAGCTAAATAGTGCTATAATAGTAGATAAAAAATTATACGATGGCAAGACTCTTTGGATTCTCCGTTGAGGATAAAGCAAAATTAGCAAAAACAGCAGTCTCACCCGTTCCTCAAACTAATGAGGACGGGTCAGACTTTTATATTTCTAGTGGTTTTTATGGTCAGTATGTAGATATTGAAGGTACTTATAAAAATGAATTTGATTTAATAAGAAGATATAGAGAAATGGCTCTTCATCCAGAGGCTGATTCTGCTATTGAAGATGTTGTAAATGAAGCAATTGTTAGTGATTTGTACGATTCTCCAGTTGAAATAGAATTATCAAATTTAAATGCTAGTGATAAATTAAAAAAGGTAATTAGAGAAGAATTTAAAAATCTAAAAGAAATATTAGATTTTGATAGAAAAGCACATGAAATTTTTAGAAATTGGTATGTAGATGGTAAACTTTGTTATTTTAAAGTTATTGATCAAAAGCATCCTGAACAAGGGATTCAAGATTTAAGATATATTGATTCGTTAAAGATAAGATTTGTTAGACAAGAAAGAAAGAAAAAAAGAGAAGATTTTGTAGCACTCAATAACCGTGATGACACTAAGGTTATGAGTCCAGAGATAGATGAATATTTTGTATATACTCCAACACCAAATTACCCAACAACAGCATTGTCAAGTGGTAGTGGAAATAAGGGTGTTAAAATAGCAAAAGATTCTATAACATATTGTACATCTGGTCTTGTAGATAGAAATAAAGGTACAATTCTTTCATATCTTCATAAAGCAATTAAGTCACTCAATCAACTTAGAATGATTGAGGATAGTCTTGTAATTTATAGATTATCAAGAGCACCAGAAAGAAGAATATTCTATATTGATGTTGGTAATCTTCCAAAAGTAAAAGCAGAACAATATCTCAGAGATGTGATGATGAGATATAGAAACAAATTAGTATATGATGCTAATACTGGTGAGATGAGAGATGATAAGAAATTTATGTCAATGATGGAAGATTTCTGGTTGCCTAGAAGAGAAGGTGGTAGAGGAACTGAAATTACAACACTTCCAGGTGGACAAA